GTGACCTCGATACGCTCAAAAAAGACCCGGGGGTTATGCGATCCCTTTTACCGCTATTACATCGATGGCAACAGGCCAGCATATTATCTTCAGAGCTGATTCCACCCTTACTTATCGGGATTATGTGATCAACTGTATTCGCTTCTTGTCCGCAGTAATAGCAAGTGAAGTTATCTCGATGCAAGACCTTCTCGCGTAATGCTTTGTAATGTGTCTTGTCGTATTCCCTACTCAATGCCATCCCTTTGCAATTAGATGTCGCTCTGCCTTGCAAGCTGAACCATTGTATCGATGATCCAAATAACGCATATGCATACGGACTTGTTGCCTTGGTGTAAGTGTGCGCACAATGTCATTACGCATTTGTGCTAGGCCATAATGGCTACCATTACGGGCTTTAGGATTGAACCTTGACTCTTGCCATATAACCCGCACCCAGCATTGGGCTTCTTCTAATTCGCCTAAATGATTCATTGCTACTAATGCCCAGTCTTGTTGCTCTCTAGTTAAAGAATAAGCATTTGCAGTAAGAATCATATTTGAATTTAACAAGAGGCCTAACACAAGCGATAGGCAAAGCCCGCCCCTGACACTACAGCGGCGGGCTGCCTTCGGGCCCCGCTTCCGAGGGAGTGTAAAGCATCTGTCAAATTTGCGAACAAAACCGCAGGTCAGACGGCGTTTCGCATTATTCAATTTCAAGAACTTTTCTCGCATCAATGGAATTACTAACAAACGCATCTCTCAACTTATCCTTCCCGTCCGCGTGGAACTTGGTGACTAAGTAGGGCTCTGATATATGTCCAATCAACCAATCAACTATCTCCCCATTTGGATCAATAGCTGCATCATCTACATAATTGAACTTGTCTAATATGACATCTTTGAACGATTCTCTGACTGATTCGATTATCTCTGTTGGATGATTGTCTTTTACCCATTCAACGAATTTCCTCTCTGATATGACTTCCCACTTAAATTTAGGCTTACTGGTAGTCACATAAGCAATTGTTTCGCCATCTAATTCAGCCTTTACTCGGTCGGCTCCAATTTCATCCATATAGCCTTGCAACTGGGCTCTTAGCTCATCCTTACGCTTCTTTGCAGCATCGGCTATCATCGCAACAGCTGCTAATTCCAAACTTACTTCTTTGATGTTCATTCCAATTCTCCCTTTTGGCTTTTCTCCTAAAACGCATCTTGAGGCTATCTAAATCGATTCCAGCGTCTAAAGCAATGAAATCGAGGCTGAAACCCCAATTAAGTAATTGCTCCACATATTCGTCTGTGTGGATATTGACTTGCCGGGTATTCACTTGGCGCTCCCAGCGATCGTCACAGCATTCGTTATTGCACCAGCAAGCCATATGGCCATCTGAGTCATTCCAGCAGTGCGGGCAATGTCCTACTTGTCTTTGCTTGCCCATCCATCTCCCTTGAAGATTACTCCCGGGGCAGTAAATTGCCTATCCATCGGCACTTGACAAGGCTGACACCAAATAGTGGCATTGGTATAAACATTGAAGCTTTGCTCGATGGTTATTTGGCAATTAGGGCATTTGAAGTCATAGGTTGGCAATTTCTACCTCAATATCACTATGGCCGGTAAAGACTTTGCGCTTAATTGTCTCAACCCCGGCAGCTATAAGGCAAACCCGACATCTGCTTGCCTTCATCTTCCAATTGCCACATTCGCAGCGCACAATATCGTCCTCTTTGCTTGCCACTCGTTCGGCTGGATAGATGATCCGTTGCTCGAAGCATCGTTGGCACTCGACTAACCACACCTCAGCCGGGCTATCCGGAACATCCTCACAATCGAATGTCCGGATTAGCCTTTGGGCTGTGACGGATTTACAGCCGGTGCATTTAAAAGGATGCACATCAAGATTCATCAGTTAATCTTTGCATTGAGTCGGTCATAAACTTCGTAACAATCTTGGCAGACTTTTAGACCTTCCGGCCAATGATCAAAACTAACCCATCCAAAAGTGCGTTCGAAGCAAACATCACAGATTTGTCGCTCTGTCATTTCCGAAACACCCATTTACCATCTGAGTCAATCTTCATCCATTTAGCCGGGCATTGAGCCTCTCGGTCTCTGCTTGAGCACACCCAACCTCGATATTCATTGCCATCTTTAACGCCGGTCTTTAAGACCATTGCGCCGTGATTACAAATAGGCACTTCATCGGCTATTTCAGCACCTAATTGCTCGACTAGATAATCGATATTGTGATGAATCGGTGCTGGGTCTGTTGGCCTTTGCTCCGATACAAATTCGGCTAACTTTTTGCTTGTCGTTTCAATTGGCTTATTGTGTGATTGTTTAGTGCCCGTCGGCTTTGCATAATATCCAGCAAGGTTGAGAGCTCTGCCCAAAGCGCCCGTCTCTGCAAGTTCGAGTGCATATTGCTTGCTCTTTGACTCCGTTGATAAGCCCGTAGCAAAAGGATTCGGATCAGCTTCAGTTCGATATAACTCCACTTTGACGATATAGACATCGCACTCCTTTACTAGCGATTCGGCTAAACAATGGGTCTTGATTCTATAATCAGGAAAGTCTTTGATAAATGCTTTGAGCCGGTCTTGCACTCCAACATAATCATCTAGGTAATTCGACATTTATGGCCTCTCTCCGGGCTGTATCTTTTAGCCCGTCCATTAATTGTTCTTTTAGTGAGTAATAAGTTCCATCCGGCCATTGCTGCATATCATCAGCGCACTCCAAACAATAAAATCTAACTTGATTCTTTCGTTTCGGATTTTCGCTGACGACTTTCCAGTAAGCGACCTTCTTTGCAGCTGCATTTAATTCCTTGCCATTGGACAAATGCGCGTATCTTGCTTTGCAATAATCACAGAATTGATGCGGATTGTTATTCCTCAAAAGAGCCAAAGTCGCTCCAATCGGTAAATCGGGTTCGAGCCAAGATAGCGGAATATCCAATGAGATCGAGATACGAATCCTCCCGCATCGGGCTTTCCACCATTCTTGAGAGTTTTGTCGCGATAAACACCAATGCCAATTCAGATGGCTCTCTGAACTGAATACCGAGGGCGCGGCATATTTTGTAAATGCGTAATAGGTTGTCCCGCGGATCACCATATTCGAATCCCCGGTCATTAAGAGTGAGTAAGGCTTCGTCAATCCACTCATTAAGACCTCGTTCGTTCAGCTCGTCCAATGGCTTTGCCCCTTTCGAGCCCGCGTTCAAAGGCTTTGTGTTCGCGCACTTCGCATCGATACATTGCTGTCCATACGATTGCGACTGGAATGAATATCATCAGAAATAGCAATTGATTATCTGACATCTGCACTCACCCCATAGGTATCAAGGAAATATGCTGATATTTCAGCCCTTGATAATCGGCCTCTACTTGATCCTTTGCGGCCTAACTTTTCAATCGCATAACGCCGGATAATTGAGCCTTTTACATAATTTCGCCCATCAGTCCAAGCGCCGGCTTGCGAGTTAAATTCAATTACCGCCGGTTTATTTACCATTTTGCTCCCGTTCTGCAATTGCCTAAATGCAATTACCCGAGAAGCATAACCCCTTAAATCGATTTAGATAAGCAATAACCGGGAGTGTCGGATGTCAATAAACCCGACCGCCTTCTCAACCTTCTCACTACCGGCGAAATCGGTCTTTGTGGGCAATACCCTTAAAACCCACTCAGGCTCATTTAAAGCCCCTAAGTCGAACTCGTAGATGCCCTTGGGTGTCGCGTTGATATAAAGCGTCCTAGAGCCCGTTCTAGCCCTTATATCGGCCAAATAATTCCACTTGTGCTGCTCAATCATCAGCCGGTCATAATGGGTGCGCCGGCATTTCAGCTCGATGAAAGCGTTATGGGTGACACCATCTACTCGGTCGGTCGCTGATAGTGGCGTTAAATCCGGATACTCGGCTTTTAGCGCCTCAAATAACTCGACTTCCCGGAAGTAGGTCAGTTATCTTCCTCGCCATCTTCCCAGCCAATCTTCCTAATCGGATCGTTGGCATCGATAACCCAGTCCGGCCAAGCGCTTCTATCCATCGCAAAAGCGAGAGCTGTGCCTTCATCCATTCCGGCGTTTCGGCAAGCCTTGTAAATCTCTTGGCAAGCAATAGCCCAATAATCTAACTTGGTTGGCGGTTCTTTCGGTGTTATGCGGCGGCGCTTGACTTGTTTCTTCGCCTTTTTCTTAACGGCGCGTTTTGCCACCTTTTGCCACCTTCTCCCGTAGGGCTAATTCAAGGGTCGATTCTAACTTGTCAAGTCTCGAAATTAGTGGAAGGTTCTCGAGTTTTATTATGTAGCGTAGGCCGGCGATTAGTAACCCAATTGACCCGAGAACGGACGCGACAAAGCCAGCAATTGCATTGGCTTCCATTACCGGACTTTTCCGTATCTCTCGTAATTAGGATTTAGCCAGTTGATTATCGAGGGGATTACGCTGACCACAGCTGCATTGGCAATCGCTTCGATGTCTAATCCCACCGCTAGATAAGTCGCTAGGGCTGTTGCTATGAATGTCTTTAGCCAGCTTTCGGCTGCCTTTTTTAGATCGTTTGACATTGCGTTCTCCTTCTAGGTCGAACCAAGACCCGTCGTTATCCCCGAGAGTTGTGAAACTAATGTGGAAATGATGCCGGTGCGGATTTACACCGCGATACTTGCGGAACTTCCAGTTAAGAATCGGTGAGGCAATCCGGCCATCAAATATCAGATACTTGATTCGCTTATCCCCGCGCTTGGCTAATTGGCGAAGCTTCTCGACTATCGAGTGGGCTTCTTCCGGATGACTTCCCAAATCGCTCGTAATATCGAGACCCCTAACGATTCCGTTTTCATCAGGATTATGATCCGATTTACGAGCCGAGTGCCGAGAATCACCTATCCAACCATCCGATTTCCTAGAGCGGTTAGGATAATCATCGTCAATCTGCTCTCTTAACTGAATTCCGGCTTTACAAAGTTTCGCCATTTACCCAATTGCCTAAATCTTCATCCCAATAATAAAGCCCATCAGGTTTTGGTATTGGTGCTTGCCAATCGAAATTTTCATCTAAAAGCCAAGATTCAAATGGCTGAGGCGCGACGAACACATCTGCAATGGCATCATATTTATAACCAATGCCGGCGTATTGTTTTCTGAAGTTGCCGTTATAAGAAGTTTGTCTCCAATTGCTATAACCGCCCGACCATTCGGTTAAAAAAGCGATTCCAGAATTTTCCTCATCATTTGCATCAAGGACTTCATTATTAACTACATTGACTTCAATAACGATATTGTCGTCATCAAGTTTTGCAAAGTGTGCCATTAGACTGTAATGCTCCCGTTTCCTGTCCAGGTGTAATAGGTATATCCGCCACTTACCACTCGAGTTGGAGAACCAGTTGTCGCTGTGGCTGTGTAAGTGCCATCGACTCGTAAAATAACGATTCCCGAACCACCAGCACCACCGCTGTTGTTTGCAGATGCGGTTCCAGCTCCAGCAGCTCCACCACCGCCACCCGTATTTATAGTTGCAGCGCCGCCATTTCCATTAACAGTTCCAGCGCCACCGCCACCATATCCACCGGCAGCACTTGCAGTTCCGCCACCTGCTCCGCCACCGCCAGCGTAATAATAAGTTCCGCTCACATTTTGTCCGGTTGATGTTGCGGATCCATAGCTGGAATAAGTGCTTGAACCAACGCCACCTTCGCCACCAGTTTGATTTGTGCCATTTGCTCCGGCAGCTCCAGCGCCGCCGCCACCACCACCGCGATTTGATTGCGAACCTGAATAACTTGCGCCAGTTCCACCAGCATTTCCTTGCCCTGAAGTGCCAGCGCCACCAACGCCCGCGCCATTAGAACCACCTGAACCTGAACCGCCTAGGACTCCGTTTGTAAGCCAAGCCTGACCTCGACCACCACCAACGGATGCGGTCAATGAACCAAATTGTGAATTACCGCCATTAGTGCCGGTGCTAGTTGTTCCTTGTGAGCCCGTTCCACCGCCACCAACAGTCACAGTATAAGACGATGCGCTTAAAGTGATTGAGTGCGCTAAAACTCCACCAGCGCCTCCACCGCCGCCATTTCCATAAGTGTCAATTGCACCACCACCACCGCCACCACCGGCAACGACTAAAACTTGGCCGGTGCGGAAACGAGGATAATTTTGTGCAGCAACGATCCCGAGAATTTTCATTAAGCAATATCCCCTATGACATACCAAGAATCGGTATTAACTTTGATTAGTGATGCAGCTGAATATTGAGCTCTTAGTTTCGGTGCGGTTGAAGTTGCACCAGTCGAAGCTACTGTCACACCGCTAGCACCCTGAATCGTTACCTGACCTGCACCAATTTGGATTATATTAATTATTGATCCGGTCGCATAAGCCACAGATGAATTTAATGGGATTGTATAAGTTTGTGCTGAGGCATTGCTGGCGGTCACTAATTTGAATTCTGCATCAGCGAGGACGAATGTATATGTTGTCCCGGTTTGAGCATTTAAAGTTAAAGTTAAATCATCTTGGGCAATCCAAGTAAAATCCAAATCTGTATTCGAATTTTTGGATAATACTTGCCCGGTCGTCCCACCCTTCAAATCAAGAAATGAGGTGTCAATTCCGTTGCCAAGGGTGCGAATAGCGGACGCACCATCCTTGACTAAATCTGTGTCAGCTGGGGTCGTCCAGCCAAAGTTTGTTGTGGTAGGCATTATTCTCCTTTAGGCGACAATTGTAGCGTCTTGCCAAGTTAGCGTAGTGGATAGGGTATTCCAATATTCGGTGGCTGGCACAGAATTCCATCGGAAGGCTTGAAGGCTAAATGCAATTGGTGAAACAGTCATTTGAAGATCTAGTCGGTTATACCCAGCCGTCCAAGTCCAACCCTCGACAAATCCTTGAAATTCGCCATTGACCATATTGGCCGGAAGATTGACAATGTTTAAGGGCATACCCATAAACACCTCGAGCAAAGAATCTCGATCCGTATTGTCGATTTCGGTGGAATGGACTGGGAAGCCAATTTGCCGCATAAGAAATTGAGGATAAGCGCGGATAAGCAGGTAAAAAGCCGCTTGAGCCTCGGCATCGGCTTTATGACGAAGCGTAGTGCTAATGCTGCTGGCTAATTCACCATAAAGGGTTATTGAGGCCGCATCCTCATCGCTAACTGTCGATGAACTTGTACCACCATAACTAAGTGTGACTGAATTGCGAATGTCGCCAGCTCGCTTAGTAATTTGCAAGCCGGTCGAATACGCGTGATTGCCATCTAAATCAATGTACCCGTTGGTTGCAAGATATTGAGATCGATGAGTCGAGTCCGCATAACCGATTCGGCCCTGCGCGTCTTCAAATAAATATCCAAGGCCACTTGTTGCATATCCGCTTGCTAATTGAAGTATCGTTGAATTTAATCCAGTTTGACTGTGTAACTCATAGTCGCCCGGTCGGTCGATTTCGCCCAGTCCGCTATTTTCTGCATCTTGCCATTGAGTCGTCGCATCATAAGTATTCCAAGTTAAAGCGCCGGGAACTTCAGCCCAAGTATCAAATAAGACTCCAGCCAATAAATCATAAACTCGGTCGCCGTCGAATTGATGCGCCACATTGCCAGTAAATACAGCTCGAGATAGTCGGGCAAGGGCTCCAACGGCGATTATATTGATTCGTTGGCTGGTTGCTGTGGATCCTGCTGTTTGAATTGCAATAGTGACATCTGTAATAAATCCACCAAATAAATTAACATAAGTGCCGGTTGAGTCTTGGACTTCTACTGTTACTGAATCATTGATGTCATAAGATACTTGTGATTCATTTGTTTCAATAAGCGTCAAATTGCAATAACCGGCAATAGGCTGTGAATAAATATCGGTGCGACCCGAAGTAATAGTTAAACCAGCAAGAGTCGCTGAAGTGGCAGTAGTGCCATTAACTTTAATGCGATAGACCGGATTC